CACATCTCAGATCACATTTCTTTCAAAGCAAGAGCTGAAGTTAATGCCCAAATGTCTCAAGATCCGCAGATGGCGGCTATGCAACAAGGTGATCCACAACAATTTAAACTTATGTACGATGCAGAAGTCGCAAAAGTAGCTGCTAGAATTACACAAGAGCTTGTACAAGCAGAAATGGAAGCAAACAAAGCTAAACAAGACCCATTAGTAAGAATTAAACAACAAGAAGTTGATTTAAGAGCGATGGACATGCAAAGAAAAGCAGAAGAAACACAATTTAAACAAGAACAAGAAAATAATAGATCAGCAGAGAGGTTAAATTTTGAATATGACCGACTTGCTACTCAAGATCAACAATCTGACGAAAGATTAGAAGTTGCTAGGGAGAAAATCGATGCAAAAAACTAAAAAAAGACGTAGAAAAGGACTAAGCGGTGGTGTTGAATCAGGGCCACCTCCAAGATCAGGACCCGAACCACAGGGTTTGAAAGCAGGAGG